GTTTTGTGTAATTTGAAAACGTATAAGATAAATCCGAATCGTTTCGACAAATTATGGCACAAGTACAGGCGGGAATTAGGAACGCATGTTTCGTGTTTAGACGGAATTGAAATTCCACCCAAAAGTACTGTTTCCATTGATGGCGAGACGCAGACTGTTTTAAATACACAAAGCGGAACCACTGCAGATAACAACATCTTTAAAGTTGGCTCTGACACCACTTATGAGAACGTACAATTTACGGACCAACATGATCCGTATATGTACGATGTTGATTCTGCAATGGATCCAACCCGTTCGATGCAAGATGCGGACGATGCTTCACTAGCAAATTTCTTTTCGCGACCAATTAAAATTGCGGAACAGGAATGGACTACCACTACCAATTTGAACTTTGATATTAACCCTTGGAGTTTGTACTTTGACAATCCCAGGGTTTCTAATCGTTTAACTAATTTTAGTTTGCTTAAAGCAAATTTAAAAGTTAAAGTAGTTATAAATGGTAATGGTTTTCAATATGGTCGAATGCTAGTGAATTACTTACCTTTTGATGTGTATGATACTTTGTCGACAAATGCTGCATTGATCCGTGAGGATCTGGTGCAAGCAAGTCAGCAGCCGCACATTTTCCTGAATCCTACTACTTCCACAGGTGGCGAGTTATCTCTACCTATGTTTAATTACCAGAATTATTTTGAGGTAATTAGGTCGCAGTGGAGTGAAATGGGAACTTTATACTTTAGAACTTTGAACCCTCTTAAACACGCCAATGGTGCCACGGATGTGGTCACTATAACAGTGTTTGCTTGGGCCGAAGATGTTTCTATGAGTGTATTGACATCCGTGGATCAAGACACTTTAGTACCTCAATCTGGTGAAATTGAGGAGGCTAATTCGAAAGGTACTGTGAGTGGCCCTGCCACTTCAATAGCAAAATATGCTGCTTATTTGAAAGGTGTTCCATACATCGGTCCATTTGCGACAGCAACGGAGATCGGTGCGGGAGCAGTTGCTTCAATGGCAAAAATATTTGGCTATTGTCGACCACCCATCACCAAGGCACCGGAACCCTATAGACCGACTCAAATCAGTTCTTTAGCTTTAACTAACGTTCCAGACAACGCACAAAAGTTGACTGTTGATGATAAACAAGAATTGACTATCGATCCTAGGATTTCAGGCATCGGCCCAGCAGACCCTTTAAATATTCGTGAGATTGCTAAGAGAGAAACTTATCTTACCACTTTCAATTGGAATATTGGGACTGCTCCCGACACTTTGTTGTGGAATGCTCGCCTTGATCCCTGTACTTGGGCTCAGAACACTGGACCTCCAGTTTCGTTTCATTTTCCAGCTTGTTGTATGGCAGCTTTGCCATTTCAATATTGGAAAGGATCAATGAAATTTAGGTTTCAGATTGTTTGTTCAAGTTTTCATAAGGGACGTATTAAGGTTGTGTATGACCCCAACTTTATTGCAGACAATAATTATTTAGGATTCTCTGAATACAATACCAATTACCTTAAGATTGTAGATATCGCTGAAGAGCAAGATTTTACTATCGAAATTGGTAATGGACAAGCGAAGAGTTTCCTAGATCACCATTTACCAGGACAGGATAGTGTCACGGAATTATATGGTACCAGTAGATTTACATCTAAAGGTAAAGGAAATGGTGTCATTGGTGTATTTATCGTGAATGAGCTTACTACCCCAAATAGTACAGTGACAAACGATATTGAAATCAATGTATTTGTCTCAATGGGTGACGATTTCGAGGTTGCAGCTCCAGATGATTATTTTCAACGATTTGTGTTGAAACCAATACCAGATCTTCCTGGTGATCTAAAGGAGAAAGAAAAAGAAGTAGTCCTCGAAACTCAGGCTGGTGAAATTGTGCCAGAGAGTCAGAACACAGATGAATTGGATGCTCCCCAGCAGTCACAGACCACTATCATTGGTTTGCCACCTGCCGAGGATCCCAATTTAAATAAGGTGTTCTTTGGAGAGGCTATAACGTCCTTTAGAACAATGCTGAAGAGATATTCATTATGGAACACTATTCCAAAATTGGATAACGTAGAGGTGATTGTTTCGGGGCGTTTTCCATCTTTTCCTTATCTGCGTGGAAGCGTGAGTGGTGCAGTAGATTCAACTCTGACCTCTGAACAGTATAACTATGTAAACACAATATTACTTCATTGGGTTCGTAGTGCATATTCTGGTAGCAGAGGGTCCATCCGATACAAATTAGTACCGCGTGGTCATCAGCATATCGCTGATAGAATTGACGTGCAACGTGCACCACGGGTTTCGGATGCGCCTGCTTATGAGTTTACTCTTCAGTCTATGGACACATATAGTTCACTCAAATCAGCTAGGCGAGATATGATAACCACTTGGGAATTAGGTTCGAGTGGTAACATGCCCGAGAATGACAAAGTGATGCCTGGTACACGAGGAATGGTTTTGACAACTAACCAGGTGAATGGAGCGTTAGAGTTTGAAATACCATATTACAGTGAATACCGGTTTTCTCCCGGTAAAACTGAGAACTATACGACCAGGCAAGGATTCGATTCTGCTTGGGATTATCGTATTTGGTACAACGGTTCAGGCAATGGTACTAATACAACTACTTATGATGTTTTTGTATCAGCAGGCGAAGACTTTCAAACCTACTTCTTCACTGGATTGCCTCGTATGTATTATGAATCCAGTTCACCCTTTTAAGTGGAGACTCGCGGGGATAGACACCCCGTTACAGAAAATATAGCTTTTAAAGATTGAGCTAGCCGTCAAGATCAATCTACCATTCTGTGGCCGAATGGGGGAACTATAGTTCCTGGACTGCGCCGTATTTGAAATTCGTGATTGAATTTTTCCTACGGAGCGATCCGGGGTTTTTAGGTCACAATTTTAATTAGCGTAGCCCTACGCAGTATGGCAACATACTGTGCCGAAGCGATGTAGTACTATTTTTGCAACATCGCTCGCGCTGGGCCATCAAT